GAAAGAACACACGTTAGTGCGTTTCTGATGTTCCCACCTGTACGACACGCACATGATATACCACTCGCGCTTATGTTCAATTACGTCTTGCTGGTATTGACCCCATACATACGACAAGTTAGGGGCTGTTTCGATGTCATAATACAGTATTTTGGTCATACTCTAGGGTACTGTAAGAAGGCGTACAGTGCATGTACCCTCCCACCAATTCCCATCATCAGACAATTTCTCTGCTGACATAGCAATCTGGTCAATAACACAAGTATCAGTTTGCGAACCTTCCTGATACGTTATGACCTCCCGATTAGCCATAGCTGTTTTCAACGCATTGTATTCAGCTTTCGTATCGTAACCAATAGCGGAACCCCTACCCCTAGACGTAGCAACCCTTGTTTTAAGAATAATGGGTAAGATTATTTCGTCTACTCTTGTAGGCGCAGGGAAAGCCTTGATCTTCCACGATTCAATAATAGGACCAGCAGTTACTACAGAGTCTCTAGTTAAATGTACTTTGAACGCTTCAGATAGTTCAGGGACAAGTGTCGTAATGTTCGTCGGAGTCTTATTAACCAGGTTACCTGTTATGACGCTAACGTTCTCATCGTTCGTAACCGTTGCTGTTATTGAACCACCAGCGCTAGACGCAGCACCAGCATACTGAGTGCTACTACTGCTGTACTCTACGCCTGACTCACTGTATTGATTGTTTGTGGCTGACAAAGCTGACGGAGCGTAACGTATTTCTATGTTACGCAACACTTTATCAAACTGGCTATTCCAACTTACATCACCAACTGTTAACGTGCCAGACGCAACTAACTCACCAGTAGATTTTTCACCCTGGACACCATTAGTAGAATCAGTAAAATACGTTTTTCCTAAAGCCCTAGCAATAAACATGACGTTACCTGGCGAAGCGTCAGCACCACCAGATGTTCCATCTTTAACTGACACTACATCTGCTGCCCAAGCAGGAACAAGCGTTTCAGTAAACCGTGACAAATCAGCTCGATACACTTTGCCTGAACCGCCACCAAACCACACAAACCGTTCATCAGCAGCCAAACTAAATACTTGCCCCACATCATCGATAACAGGACCATACGTTACCGCCCCTGAACCCCCATCAATAGCAGCGATACGCAAACCCTTAGTAGTCGCTAACGCAAGAATACCTGCATAAGAAACCATGTCGTTAATTTTTTCGCCTCTGGGCAGTTCAGCTACTTGTTGTGGTTCGTCAAGCAAACCATCAGCAGCAGCTACAGATATAAAGCTAATAAAGCCTGTGTCAGCAGCGTTACCTGCTGCATAGAAACCTACTGGACCTGAACAAACCGTAACCCAACTACCGCCTGCTTGCGGAATAGTTGAATCAAGGCTGCTAGAAACTTTCGCACCGCTAGAATTAACTTCAGATATGTTAGCGCCATCTAAGAAAAACAATCTGCCACCGACAAGTCGAATAAAGTCAGGGTTTAACGATCCAAAACTTGCTGGTTGCGTAGTAGCACCAAGATTGACGCTAGCAGCAGCCCGGTTAGAGCCATACGCAATAAACACTTTTGAACCGTCAGACGCAATATCAGTTATAGTCTGCGGACTAGCTAAAGCTGTAACCGTTGACCAGTTAACATCAGCGTCAGCAGAGTTAAACGAGTTAGAAAAATACAAGTTAGTTCCTTGAGCCACATACATATACGACCCAAGCATCTTCATCTTCACATCAGTCCACGCAAACGTGTCATTCTTAGACTCACAAATAGGCAACAAACTAATCTGCCCCTCAGTCCACACATCAACACCAGACGACGCACTAAACCTGCCACGGTTAGAATTAGCGTGATCGTAAAACGTTTGCCCAGCACCAAACGACCAATCAGTCTGCGACCTCAACCAAAACTGAGAATCTATTGACTGCTCACCAGGCTCATCAGACGTATCTCTCTGCTCACGCAACGTAGGAATAGTCGTTCGACGATACTGCTCAACATCAATGCTGTAAGAATGCACATCAGCATCTATTGTTAATGTAACAGGTAGCCGTTCAGCTCTGTGAACCATTTACACCCCTCTATAAAAAGAGTTTTGCGTTTTAGTCCCTGATCTTGTCCAATACGTCGGGTATTGTTGATGCAACCTAGCTGCTTCAGCGTTTATTCTAGTATCGCGCAACGCTCGAAGGTCACGCATAGAGGCAGATATAGCACCGGCAGGAACCTCATCTGCTCTACGACTAGACCCTTGCTCATCTATAAACTCACGGCGAACAGGTCGAGTAGACATTAACCGTAACGCTGCCCCAAGTGACGGCAAATCATACGCTGATGCGTGTAAACCAACAGTGCTTAACGCTGTTGACGTAGCAGCCAACGCAGTAAACCCTGTCTTATATTGGACTCTAACTTTCTGCCCAGAGTTAGCGTCATCATGTAAAATCAAAGCATACCCTGATGCAAACGAATCAGTATTTCGATCTCGTCGTAAACTCCAAGCAGGCAACACAGGTTCAGTATCTTCAGATCCATCGTCAGTGTACGTTACTTGATACACAGCCAGAATATCGTCAGTTACCCCAGTAAGGTTGTAACCATCTTGCGCTATGTTGTAAGTAAACTCAAACGTTTTCATTTGGAACAAACCATTTTGAGGTGACGACAAGTCAGCCAATTCGTCATTAATAGCGTTTAACACAAGTTGTGCAGGGAACTTAGGGTTAACAGTAACTAAATCACCGGAACTGTGCGAAGCAGCAGTTGTGCCTCGAAAACCACGTTTAACAGTAGCGTCATTAGTAGAAGCGTTAACGCTAAACACATACATTAGCTCAGTGCCTACTTCAATAATTGACCCTTCAACGATACTAGAACTGTCATAGGTGAATGCTACAGTTGTATCACTAGTCCCTAACGACGTTGATAATTCGTCGTGTTCTTCAACATAATCCGTAAGCAACAAGTTTTTTGTTTCATCTATCCACGTTTGAGCTGTCATAAGGCTTGAATACTATCCATAAGTCGTTCACTTTCTTTCCTACTAGCATTACTAGAATACACACGCCCTGCCTGGATCTCGTTCTTAGTCTCAGCATGTTTCTCTAAATGCGCTGACCCGTTAATAGACTTAGGTTGCACACCACTTTTACGCAAACGTTTGTACGCAGCCATGTCAGCGTCTTTAGCTTTATCAGCTTTCTTCGTAGCTTCTAAATCAATCACAGAATTACGAGAAGGTGTAGCAGAAGGCGCAATGTTCACACCTGAAATAAGTTTGTTCATTACTTGTCCGCAGTCAACGCAATGAAACGAATGCTCATCATTGAAGCCATGTATTATTTCTTCAACGTTTCCGCATTGTTTACATCTGTAGTCATACCGTGGCATAGCCTATTACCTCTATTCCGTAGCCAGCATCTTTTAAAGAGTTTAGTTCTTCATCTGTAAAATCGGTAGGGGATTCATGCCCACCATATATTGTCCGAGAAACTGTACTCATGTCTGCCGGTTGTCGAGTCGTTACCGACCCATCGTTTAATATAAATATATTAACCCCTCTAGCCGTCGGAGGATAGAATCTCCGCAAGTTCCTAGCAGGACTAATAGTAGGGAACCTGGTAACGTCTAATGTCGGAACCGTATTTTCAAACACAGGCACATACTTTGTATTGAATAATAGTTGATCTACAGACGTTGTAGCATTAATTGTAGACACACTTATGTTCTGGTCCATACTGACGGTCACAGACGGCGTTGTAGACGTTCCACCTATGACTGATGGTTCTACATCAGCGTTGCCTGAAATCGTCGCAGACGGCGTTGTAGCAGCCGTAGAAACGACGCTAGGGGCAACACCCGCTGTGCCAGATATAGTCGCAGATGGCGTAGTTGTAACACCAGCAATAACACTAGGGGCTACGCTAGCCGTACCCGATATTGTTGCCGACGGCGTAGTAGTAGCGCCAGCAATGACGCTAGGAGTTACACTAGCTGTCCCGGATACAGTCGAAGCAGGAACAGTCGTCGTGCCTGCAATTACCGCAACGGCAGCATTCGCAAAGGCTGTCACGGTTACAGCCGGAACAGTCGCAGAACACGCTATTGTTGATGCGTTTACTGTCGCATCTGCTTGCGAATAGTTTACGCTTGAACTTGCGTAGGTAACTGCAGATGAACTGTAGTTTATTGTCACCTGCTGACCTCACTACTCGTCGCCGTACAGGGACTCCTCAGATGCGGTAGTCTTACCAGCCAAAGAACATGACTTATCGCCAATCTTCGTAGCAGCCCAGCTCTTAAGAACTGATAACACAGCAGCAAACCCAGAAGCTATAACAAGTTTCCAGTTGCTTACGCCCATGTCAAGGAAGCTGTTACCACTGATCGTGGCTACTGCTGCTTGTACAAACGTTGCTGCACATCGCTCAAGTAAATCTAGATATTCTTTCATCGTAATAATGCCTTCCAAGTATTTGGTCCAACTACGCCGTCAACATATAGTAGCCGACGCTTCTGAAACTCCACAACAGCCTTTCGAGTAAGTCTGCCATAATCCGAATCTATTTTATACCGATACAATCCCTTAGCAGCCAACAATTGTTGCACCACTTTGACCGCTGCTCCTTTAGATCCTTTCTTTAAAGGATGAGTAGTAACCAGGGCTTCTATCTCAGCAAACGCGGCAGCAATACCCTTAAGATCTTGTTTCGCTGTTTTCTTAGCTTTTGTGCCTTTCAATGCTGGTGCATCAAACCATCATCC